CAACTATACACAAGAAGAATTCAATTATATGAATTCGTGTATTGATCATGCACGTGACGAAGACTTTACCTATGTTGCTATGGAGCAATGGCGCGGCAAGTACCTTGTACAAAACCGTGTTACAGGTGAGTTATTTGAAACTCCGCAAATTGCCTACATGCTGATTGCCGCTACGTTGTTTATGGCGTATCCAAAAGACAAGCGCATGCAATGGGTAATTGACTATTACAATGGAATTAGCAAATTTGATATTAGTTTGCCTACTCCTGTTATGGCAGGTGTACGCACACCGCAAAAACAATTTAGTTCGTGTGTACTAATTGAAACAGACGACAGTTTAGATAGTATCAATGCCACTACCAGTGCTATTGTTAAGTATGTAAGTCAAAAGGCAGGTATCGGTATTGGCGCAGGACGTATTCGTGCGTTAAAGTCTCCTATTCGCAATGGCGATGCATACCACACAGGTGTTATTCCTTTTTACAAAATGTTTTCTGCGGCTACACGTAGTTGTAGCCAAGGCGGTGTACGCAACGGCGCGGCAACATTGTACTATCCCGTTTGGCACTTGGAAGTTGAAGATCTGTTAGTGTTGAAGAATAACAAAGGCACAGAGGATAATCGTGTACGTCACATGGATTACGGCGTCCAGTTTAACAAATTAATGTACGAAAGACTCATCTCTGGGGGCAATATTACATTATTTTCTCCCCACGACGTGCCGGAAATGTACGAAGCATTTTTTAACAACCAAGAGCGCTTTAAAGAACTTTACGAAGCCGCAGAGCGCAATACTAAATTGCGTAAAAAGACTATGCGAGCCGCAGAGTTGTTTGGTGCGTTTATGGAAGAGCGTAAAAATACCGGTCGCATCTATTTGCAAAACGTCGATCACGCAAACACCCACAGCCCGTTTAAAGAAGAAGTTGCACCTGTCAAAATGAGCAACTTGTGCTGTGAAATTGATTTGCCAACAGTTCCGCTAGACGACGTTAACGATGAGCTAGGTCGTATTGCATTGTGTACTCTAAGTGCTATTAACTGGGGCAATGTTAAAGATCCTAAGGACTTTGAAAAGATGTGTACACTTGCTGTTCGTGGCTTGGATGCACTTCTTTCTTATCAGAACTACCCAGTACGTGCCGCAGAATTAGCAACACAGGAATTCCGTCCGTTGGGCGTTGGTATTATTAACTTTGCCTACTTCTTGGCACGTCGCGGATTAACTTACAGTGATCCTGCCGCCCTTGCCCTAGTTGATGAGTATGCTGAAGCCTGGAGTTACTACTTGCTTAAAGCATCGGCTGACCTAGCACAAGAACAAGGACCTTGCCTCCGTTGGCAAGATTTAAAAAGTGCTGATGGTCGTTTGCCGATTGACACTTATAAACGTGATGTTGATGAACTGGTTGCGCCACAAGAGCGTATGCCTTGGGCAGAACTACGTGAACAGATTAAAAAGTATGGTCAGCGCAATGCTACACTAATGGCTATTATGCCTGCTGAAACTTCGGCACAGATTTCAAATGCTACCAATGGCATTGAACCACCACGTGCTCTAGTAAGTGTTAAACAAAGCAAGCACGGCGCACTACGACAGGTTGTTCCAGGTTACTGGAAACTTAAAAACAAGTACGAATTGCTATGGGACCAAAAGAGCCCAGAAGGTTATTTAAAAATTTGTGCAGTACTGCAAAAGTACATCGACCAAGGTATGAGTGTTAATACCAGTTACAATCCTCAGTTCTTTGAAGATGAAAAGATTCCAATGAGCTTGATGTTACAGCACCTATTACTTTGCTATAAGTATGGTACTAAACAATTGTATTACTTTAATACCTATGATGGTCAGGGCGAAATTGACGTCAGCGCAATGATGCAGGCACACGAGCCAGAACAGTTGTCTGGAGACATTAGCCAAGAAGATTGCGATAGTTGCGTAATCTAAAAATAAAAAGAACCAGGATAAAATATTATGTCAGTTTTTAATACTAAAAAGGTAGATCACACCAAGTCTCTTGCTTTCTTAGACAAGTCGGGCGGTAACGGTATTCAGCGTTATGACCATTTGAAATATCACCAATTTGAAAAACTAACTGACAAGCAGTTGGGATTCTTCTGGCGACCAGAGGAAGTGGATATTTTACGTGATGCCAAAGACTTTAAAGAATTAACTGACCACGAAAAACATATCTTTACCAGTAACCTAAAGCGTCAAATCTTGTTGGATTCGGTGCAAGGGCGTAGTCCTAATCTAGCACTATTACCTATTGCTACTTTGCCAGAACTAGAAACTTTTATTGAAACATGGGCGTTTAACGAAACTATTCACAGTCGTAGTTATACACACATTATTCGTAATGTCTATTCTAATCCCAGCGAAGTGTTTGACACTATGCTAGACAGTAAAGAAATTGTTGCCTGTTCAACAGATATCAGCAAGTACTATGATGATTTAATTGAAACCTCTGGCTACTACAACATGTTTGGCGAAGGGACACATCGAGTTGTTACCACACATCGCGGCAAGGAAGTAGTTAAAGAAATTGATGTTAATCTATACGACTTAAAGAAGAAGTTATGGCTAGCAATTACCAGTATTAACGCACTGGAAGGTCTGCGTTTCTACGTTTCGTTTGCTTGCAGTTGGGCGTTTGCTGAACTAAAGAAAATGGAAGGTAATGCTAAGATTATTAAATTGATCTGCCGCGATGAGAATATTCACTTGGGTGCAACACAGACTTTGTTAAAGTTGTTGCCGCAAGATGATAAAGACTTTGTTCAGATCAGAGAAGAATTAAGAGAAGAATGTTCAAACATTTACTTCGAAGCCGCCCGTCAAGAAAAAGAATGGGCAGAGTATTTGTTTAAAGACGGATCAATGATCGGACTTAACACACAGTTGCTAAGTCAGTATGTTGATTGGTTGTTGTGTAAGCGTATGACAGCAGTTGGGTTGGAATGTGGTATTAAGCCAGGATCAAATCCATTGCCGTGGACGCAGAAGTGGATTGCTGGTGCCGAAGTTCAAGTCGCTCCACAAGAAACAGAAATCAGTTCCTATGTCATCGGCGGTACAAAACAAGACGTCAAAGAAGATACTTTCAAAGGCTTTAGTTTGTAAATAAGTAAAATAAAAGGAAACTAAAATGCTAACTGTATATTCAAAACCACATTGCCCATTTTGCGATCAAGCAAAGGCATATTTACAACAACAGGCTGTCGAATTTGAAGTCGTTGACGTTATGGCTAGTCCAGAAGCGATGAACTTTATCAAGACAGCAGGTCACCGTACCGTTCCGCAAATCTACAAAGATGGCGAATTGTTTGTTGAAGGCGGCTTTCAGGGTCTAATCGGACTTGGGCGCAAAACACTATTGGAAAAATTAGGATCATAAATTAAATGCTAGTAACAAATCAAACAGCCAAAGCAGGCGACGTTGTAAGTTTCAAATTGGTCAACGGTGACGAAATCGTTGGTAAGTTAAAAGAAGTACAGGAAGGCAAATATCGTGTTGAACGTCCATTTGCCGCCATGGTAACCCAGCAAGGTCTTGCCTTGGTTCCGTTACTAGTTACAGGCACAGAAACAGCAGTAGTTGAATTAAGCGCAAACCATGTTATGATGGTATTTGATACTGCTAAAGAAATTGCAGATCATTATATCAAGCAAACAACAGGGATTCAATTGGCAACAGTATGACAGCAGTTCACAGAAACGGAGACTCACGTAGTTGCGGTGCTAGCACAACAGTTGCAGGACAGGGTACCGTTTTTGTCAACGGCCAATTAGCCAGCGTAAATGGCGACCCAAACAGCCACGGCGGCGGGGCACTAGCCGCTAGTACTAACCAAGTATTTGTCAACGGTATAATGTTAGTAGAAGTAGGCGACAGCGCCGCCGCTGATTCTTTATGCCCGCCCTTAGGTGGCGCACATTGCGGCCCAAGCAGTTCTAGCGGTAGTCCAACAGTTTTTGTTGGATCTTAAAAACCCAATATATTTTAGGTGAATAAATAGTAATATGAGTATTACACCTACGGTTCTAATTGCTGGCTCCGGGCTATTAAACAATCAAGCATTAAGTATTGACACTGACTATGTGTCAGATACTAGTGTGGCTGGTCAAGTGTCTAACATGCATTTGATCCCATTTTTAGCAAGTATTAATGCAACTTGGTCTGGTATAGCACAATCTTATAAAGATAGAGTCATTGAGCTTTTTGGTGATTACCCGTTTATAATGCAATCTGCATTAACTAATCCTGGTAATTCAGATTACCAAGCATACAATATTTTATATAACGTAAAAACTGCTCAAACAAGTTTTAACGCAGCCTTTGGCAGTAGTGCTAACAGAGCTCGCCGCATCAACTATATGTTCAATCAAGTAGCACCATTGGTCTACGGTGCTGAAGAAACTTATGCGGCTATCAGTCATTACAAAAACAAGTCATGGGACGACGTCAGTCTTGATGCTCGAGACCACAGTGACTTGGCTACCAATGGCATTCTACGTGTTTTGTTAACTGGCAGTGATGATCAAATTGACAATATCAAGTTAGTAAGACAGCAGTTGCGTGAAGGCGAAACACTAAACGATGTTGCTGGACGTAGACTTGCATTGTTAAGTAAAGCATTACGCAATCTTGGCACACTATACGATCCCGAAGATCTAGCAAACATGGGCAAAGCCAAGACGCTGATTGAAAACATGTATAGTTTGGGTCTAAGCCGTGTTGGTAATTTAAATCAATTGATACTTGAATTAGAAATTTCCAGTCTAGATGATATTAGAGATCAATACTTAGCACAGGTCCTAACTAAAATCACTGGCAAAGCATTGGCTGATGTTATTGACCGAACCGGTGTAGTATTAGCGAATCCCAGTGCAGTAAAAACACTTGCTGATTTGTTAATTCCTGAAAATCTGTTTGGTGCCAAAACTCTAGCAGAACTGCCTAATAGAACATTAACTGGTCTCGCCGAAGTACTTGACAAAATCAACGGACGCTATCAAACAATGGCTGATGTTGCCGACATGTTAGATACGGTTGAAATTCCAGACCTGTCAGCGTTAGTAGACGAAGCGCAGCCAGTACCGCAAGCCGACATTGATTTGTTTTTAGCCAAGTACGGCAGTGGTACAGGATTACACGGTAATCCAACAATGGGTGATTTTTTCTGGTGGCTAACAGGACAAAGTGATTTTAAAAATCTCATGCGTAAAATGCGAAATCTCAATGACGCGGCCTATGCTAACACAACTTTGCGTATAAACATACATAACTATTTTCTCTATCCGTCCCAACCACCTCGATTCATTGCGGTCATCGAAGAACTAGCAACGGATAGAGATGTACTGTACTGGGCCAGAGAATGTGGCAAGGTATATGAAAAACTAGTTACCCAATGGCTAGCAACTAAGCAATTGTATGCTTTACATTTTGGAACTACCATAACCAGTTATAGTAGTCAAACTACCGTCGATGGAAATGATACTGGCTTGTCTGCAACTATTTCAAACCTACACAACTTTGGAGTTGACTCAGCCGATCTTGGCTTTAAAGGCTTCTGGGAAGGATTGGCAAATACCAGTCGCTACGGCGAAGCAGTTAAAGCAAGTTTGTCAGAAGGTCGAGTATTGCAACAGCAGGCCGCACAAGGTCGTCCAGCCATCGGTGTTGCAGAATTATCTAAACTACGAAGAGATAGTGCTAAAGTAGAATTACAATCAGCAATTGCTTCTTTAAAGACTGCACATAGCGAGTACGAAGCCGTAATGAAAAATGCTGGTATTGATCCTAAGATCAAAGCAGATATTATTAATAATCGTAAGCAGGCAATTGAGCGTGTTAAGCAACTAGGTCTAGTTGCTGGAGAAAAAGTTAATCCTTATCGCGAAATATACTGATAAATCTTTTTCAGTAGTCGCTTAATAACTTTGTGGTTGGTATCCCAATTAAACAGCGCAAAGTAGGCCATTAAGTTAGGACTTAGATATTTGCCCATTTCGTCTTTGAACTGGGCAGTTTTTTTGGCCATACGCAACAGTTCTATCGCACCGTCCTGATCAACTTTGCGTACAAGTTCATCTGCAATGTTCATTGCGTATGCTTCAATCTCATCTGGGCGACTCATGTATTCGTATTCGTCACTGCGACGATCGTATCCGCCTCTACCGTCAATGAAATCTCTGTTTCTATATTGGGTTGCATGTAGCAGTTCATGCTTTAAGGCGTCACCTAGTTCGTTTATAAAATTGTCTACGCCTTGCTTATCCCAATGTATGCCGCGATCTTCTGAATTAAAAATTAAAACAATTTCAATAGCAACATCATCGTCTTGATCGGCTTCGGGATCATAATAGGCATTTATGCTCATTTCACCAGATTCTACGTTAGGACTAGTTTCTACCGACACTTCAATGTCGTCGCCAAGGCTGTTTGACACTACATCTCTAACCATGCCGGCAATGGTCTTTCTTGACTGTTTTCCTACCAGAACTGTTTTAAGTTTGGTAATATTAACGCCATAAGCGCCTGTTATTTCATTGACTAGCATGCTACTATTTAGTATAATAGAAAACAACCATAAAAAACCACTAAATACTCGAGTACAAAAGGAGCAGGGAACAAGATGCAAGACAAGCCAGAAATTTTGAGTATTAATGATATTCTTGACGCCGAGGCCGACCCAGATGATTTTATCTTTGTGATAAATGCCCAAGGTGAGTTAAAGTTTGTATTTGTTCCCGGAGATACTGAAAACCAGGACCAGCAGGTCCCTCAATCAGCCCTTGCCATTTTAAAGTTATTTGGCATTGATGGTTTTGACGAGAACAGGGTGCTCCATTAAAAGAGGACGAGACATGTATTTTGGAATATTAACATTGGCGACAGCCTTTGTCATCAGCATCATTGCCGCTTATTACAGTATAGTTGGCTTGACTGCTATTTTTGCGGCATCCGTAATTCCTATTATTATAATGGGTGGCGCACTAGAAACAGGCAAAGTTGTTACCGCAGTATGGTTACACCGTAACTGGAATCGCGCACGAATTTGGATGCGTACTTACCTTGCATTTGCAACAGTGGTGCTTATGTTTATTACCAGTATGGGTATTTTTGGCTTCTTGTCAAAAGCGCATATTGAGCAAACAGCCGCGAACACCGAAGCAGTTGCACAGATTGAGCGTGTTACTTTAGAGATAGCAAGAGCACAAGCAGTTGTTGCCAGCGCAGACGATAGAATTAAACGTTTAGAATCACAAGGCTCTGGTTCAGATGCACAGGTGCAAACACAGATTGACAAAGAGCAAGAACGCATCGACAATGCATACAAGCGTATCCAACCTGCCATTGACGAACAGAATCGTATCATTGGATCGCAGGCAAAATTATATCAAGACGAACTTGATAGAATTGACA